ATTTGAAACAAAAGAAAATCCCTATCATTTTGGAGAATAATGTTTATACACCCCGTGAATGCCTCTACTGAGGTAACCAATATCGATGATACAATGATTCAACCAAATACTGTTGATTTACGAGTCGATAAGGTTTATCGAATCGGCGCTGGTCCAATGCACATAGATGAAGAAGAAAAGATACATCGAAAGTCAATGGAAATATTTCCCGATGAAGATGGTAATTTTCTTTTAAGTCCAGGCTGTTATGAAATGCAATCCAATCAACAAGTAGAAATAGCAGAAGGGGAAGTTGCTCTTGTTCTTGGTAGAAGTACTTTTAATAGAAATGGCGTTTTGATTATCAGTTCAATTTATGATTCAGGTTTTAAAGATTATGCAGGGGCAACTGTGTATAATATAGGCGGAGAAACAACCGTTAAGCCTAATACGCGATTTGCACATTTAATTATTGCAAAAGCGGAATCCTTACATAAATATGATGGAGACTATGGCGAAAAAAATTGAAAATAAAGAAAAAGAAACTATAATAAAAATGCTGACTCCTGAAACATTCAATTTGGATGTTAAGAAGTTGTCATATAAAATGCCGGTAATGGATGCAATTTTACATTATTGTGAAATGAATAAATTAGAATATGAAACAGCTGCTTCTTTAATATCCACAGATCTAAAAAGAGTCTTACGAGCTGAAGCTGAAGAATTAAATTTCATACCGACCACATCGAAACTACCTATCAATGTTTAAAAAAGTAAAAGAGAGTTTGGATGGGTCGTCTTTGCTAGAACACAACCACCTGATTGGGTAACCGCCCTATTCCAAATGCCATGAATGAATTTGAGTGTTATAGTCTTTATACCTCTCTTAAATTACATTTTACTACAGATTACGATTACTTTAAGTATAATGGTAAATGTAATGTTACACCTGAGTCGTTTAACAAACGAAGAGAGCGATTCTTTTTTAAGAAATTATCTAGAGAATATCCAAATCCAGAATTAAGAGATTTTCTAGTATCGAACTTTTTAAGTGATATAAATATGTGGATAGGGGATGCTTTTGGTGAAAAGTGTGTTTCAACCTATCGTGACTGGCGGAAGCGTATTGAGAGTTTACAATACATTTTTCGTGAAGATTGTTCGAACATCATGTCAGATGATTCGAATGAGTTCAATGCTTTATTTGAAGTAGTAGATGGACAACATCCACCTATTCTTCGTTATGCTTTAGCGAAAAAAATAAACATTGAATCTTTTATCATCCTAGATGATATTTTATGTTTCATACCCAAATTTAATAGAGATCTTCAGGACCCAATCGTGTGGCCGGACTACTATAAGAAGTGTGTGAAATATAAGCCATTCTTTACTCATGAATTTGAAGCAAGCAGAAAAAGCTTGAAAAAAGTTCTTGACATTTAATAAAGAATGTTATATAATATATGTTATATTATGATTAAGTGAATAAAGCGTATACAACGAAACAAAGCAGTTATAAGGAGAAATATGTCGTTTGCAGATATGAAGAAAAAAAGAGGTTCCTCATTAAGCCACCTCAGCGAAGAGCTTAATAAAATCAACAATCCCGGATTTGGTGTAGATGAACGTTTTTGGAAAGCCGACTTAGATAAGGCTGGAAACGGTTATGCAGTCATCAGATTCTTGCCCCCTATTGAAGGAGAAGATCTTCCTTGGGTTCGTGTTTTCAATCATGGTTTTCAAGGACCAGGTGGATGGTATATTGAAAACAGTCTTACTACTCTTGGTAAGAAGGATCCAGTTTCTGAATATAATTCAGGTCTTTGGGCTACAGGTGTAGAAGCGAATAAAGATATTGTTCGTAAACAGAAAAGACGTTTGACTTATTATGCCAATATTATGGTAGTTGAAGATTCAAAGCGTCCTGAAAATGAAGGGAAAGTTTTCCTTTTTAAATTCGGGAAGAAGATCTTTGATAAAGTCAATGATCAGATGAATCCTCAGTTTGAGGACGAAACACCTGTTAATCCTTTTGATTTCTGGGAAGGAGCGAACTTCAAATTGAAGATTCGTAAGGTAGAAGGCTTTACAAATTATGATAAAGCTGAATTTGCTGCTCCTACACCATTGTCAGAAAATGACGAAGACATGGAAAGGATTTGGAAACAACAGTATTCACTTCAAGACTTTTTGAAGCCTGATAACTTCAAGTCATATGAAGAATTATCCTCACGTTTAAATAAAGTTCTTGGTAAAGGAATTGATCCTTCCATGCAGAGAGCTGAAGATACAGTGATAGGTCCTGTTGATCATACTAGTGTACCTTTTGATGGTGGAGTTCCTAATAGGCCTGCACCGCAACCAACTGTAAGTGCTCAAAATGATAATTTGGATCAGGGTAGTATGGATTCTGGAGAAGGAGATACTCTTTCTTACTTTGCTAAATTAGCTGAAGAAGAATAATCATTCATTTAGTGGTCATCTACTGGGTGACCACCTTTTTCAATGAATCTTTTCGTGAACTAGTATCAAGGTCAGTCTGGAGGACGATGCCTTCGGTTTTGGTGGTGACTACTGAATTATCTACTACATTTACTGGTTGTCTATCTCTTTCTTGTCTTGCTAATTCCCTCTCTTCTTTTCTTTTTCTCTCCTCGGCCGCCACAAGTCTTTTATATGCTTCTGGATCATCTTTTTCCATTTTAGCCATTTGGTAATGTTTTGAATCTTTACCGAAAATTCCTTTGGCTGCCTTTTTCCCTAAAAATCCCATATCCATCATCAACCTCGCAATAAATTGGGGAATTCTTCGGACGAAGGCAAAGACTGGTTCTAGAACATGATCGTAAATTGCATCGGTTGCCATTGTAAATAATTTTTTGATACCAGTAAATAAAGAAAAGTTACCATCTTTATCTCTTAGATTTTTATCAATAAATGCTACTGCATTTTTAAAATCGAATTTTTTTAATATCCAAGCAACTGCTTCACCTAATAGGTTTGGTATAGCAAACAATACATCGTCGAATACAGACTCTATACCGGCCCCTATTGCGCCTGTAATACCACCTTCTTTATATCCATCTACAATATTACTTATTACATCAAACGCAGAAAAAAGGAACCCAATAGGAATGAATACCTTACCAATAACTTTTGCGATCTTACCTACAAAACCTAAAATGTCTTTTAAGGGTTTGATTCAATCAGTTAAAGGAGCAATTATACCTGAAAACGTTTTTGCGGCTTTTGTAAGAATGCCGTCTTTAGGTCCGAATGCACCTTTGAATGAATCTCTAAAAGAATTAAAAGTTTTAATTGGATGAGCTAATGCTTCTGCATTTAAAAATCCAAGAGCACCAAAGTTAAGTACGTTTACTAATTTGAAAAACCCTTTAGTAATTTTTAACATAGTACCAAAGATATTATCAATGGCAGTTAAGAATCCAGTCTTTACTTGCATCAACTTACTACCTTCAGCAAACATTGGCATCTTAAAGAATGCTCCAAACCTTGTACTAAATCCTGCTTTTGCTTTTACTATGCCTTCAGCAACATCATCACCTATATTGAAAATTTTAGTTTTCAATTTAGAAAACATACCTTGTTTTTTAATGACAAGGTCATCAACTTTTGCAGGATCTAATCCTAACATTTTTATAATACTGGAGTTGAATTTTGTTTTAGCTAGTTTACCTGCATCTGCCGCTTCGTCACTTATTTCTAATATATTAGCGTGCTTCTTCAAGAACTTTATTTTAGCTGCGTCGGATAATCCTTCTGCATCAGCAGCAAAAGCCAACATCTTAGATTGGGATTTTAGAAACTTTAGTTTATCTTTTTGAATACCGTCAGTATGGTCAGCCATCCATGCTAACATTTTAGATTGCTTTTTCAAAAAGCCGGCTTTATCAGCAGCGGACATATCTTCAGCTGTATTCATCCACTTCAACATATTCGTCTGAGCATTGAAGAACTTCAATTTATTTGCATCTGTTAATTTTTCAGCATCAGTAGCCCATGAAGCTAGTCTACCTAGAGTTTTAGTAAAGTTGTTTTTTTGAGCGAGCGCAAATTTGTCTGTGTCTGGGCCAAATTTTAAAAACTTTCCTATATCATCTGCAAATCCAGCCTTTTGTTTAGCAAGTTCATTAGGAAATTTTTGTTCAAAACCAAAGTACTTTTTTAAATTAAACCACATACCACTTTTGGTTTTTCCTAAATCTTTAACATCTCCAGGAGGAAATCCTAAGGCACCTTTGATTTTATCAAAAAAAGATGTCCTATGAATTTTCATATTATCAAGTAATTTTGTGAACTGATCGCCAGTAAAAAAAGCTGTTATCGAATCTTTAAATAATGCTAATCCGGCTATAGCCGCACCGCCGAGTCCGGCAGCTAATCCACCCCAACTAAAATCTAAGCCACCTAAGGATGGTGCTCCACCTCCTCCACCACCTTTATCTTTATCTTTAGCTAAACGAGCGGCTTCCATTGCTGCTTCTAATCGCTTTCGTTCAGCATCTTTAATAAAGTCAAGGTATTCAGCAAAGAGATCGGCAGTTCTAAATGTGTTAGCTTCGACTGATTGTAATAAATTATTACTCATATCGCCCATGCGAATTGAGTTAGACCAATATTGTGTCTGCGCATCAAATGAATCTTTCATTTGATTTACAAACATGCCGCTAGAAATAGCATCTGCTCCTAATTGTGAAGACACCTCATCTTGCCATTTTTTACGGGCAGCATGTTCTTTTGGATCTGTTTTTACTGTCTCAGCCATGTCTTTGTCTTTCTTCTTCCATACGTTGATTTTCTTCTTCTATATGTTCAATTAAGAGGGCAATATAAAGGTCTCTTTCGTAACACATCATATTTTCTATCTCAGTCAAACTCCATTTATGATTCTGTATTAGAGAAAAAATGGTTTTATAATAGTTAACTAAACTATTGTGACTGAGTATTAACCGAAAAAAGCCTGTAGCCCCTCCAAGGCTACCTTGTCTTTTTTACCACATTTTTCGCACTGCCAAGATACTTCATGTCTTAATTTAGGCATGGTATTAAAATAAGCAACAATCTTACCAAATTGATTTTGATTTAGACTGTAAATAAAATCTTCTAATTCTTGTTCGGTACTATTTTTAATATCATGATATTCTTCTTTATCATATATTCCAGCAATACATGCTTTGGTAATTTGAAAGATAGAATCCATTTGAGATTCCTCTGCTGGTCTTGTCATTCTATCAATATCTGGATATCTTAATTGCACTGATATTTTATCATCAAGTTTAACCAGATCTTTATGGTCTTTATTAATATGTAATTTAATATCATTACAATTAATTTCAACTTGTGTGGTGCCATTACACCCATCTTTTTCATCAGCTGTTGGGTGTCTCATCCCAACTGTTATCAATTCACCTACTGAGCGCGCTCGTAAATTTAAAAATAACATTTCAACATCAAATGCTGGTAGGTCATTTGTAACAAGATCCTCATCAAGGCAACAATTTTTAATAATTTGTTTAGTTGCAGTGACAATATCTTGCGTATCTCCACCTTCAAGTGCTGTTAATAAAATCTTTTCTTCTTTAACAAGAAAAGGTCTATATTTAACCGGCCTATCTACGCTATGTAAT